GACCCTCATTCGGAGCAAGATGCGTTAAGCGAGAGCGCATTTGACAACGCTTACGAATGGTACACTTCTGGCCCCCGTCAGCGTCTTCAACCGGGTGGAACAATCATTTTGGTCATGACCCGTTGGGGAAAAAAAGACTTGACAGGCAGATTATTGGCCCAACAGGGCAGTGATATCATGTCTGACCAGTGGGAGGTTGTAGAATTCCCTGCAATTCTGCCTAGTGACAAGCCATTGTGGCCTGAGTTCTGGGATAAAGACGCATTATTGGGGATTAAAGCGTCTTTACCTGTAGGAAAATGGAATGCGCAGTGGCAGCAGACGCCAACTTCTTCTGAGTCTGCGATAATCAAGAAGGAATGGTGGCAGGACTGGGAAAAAGAAGAAATTCCTCCTGTCAAGTACATTCTTCAGGCGTATGACACCGCGTTTTCCAAGAAAGAGACGGCAGATTACTCTGCGATCACCACTTGGGGCGTGTTTCAGCCCGAGGAGGGGGGTGCTGACAACATAATTTTGATGGATGCGCAGCGTGGTCGGTGGAATTTCCCTGAACTAAAGGAGAAAGCCTTTGAAGAGCACGAATATTGGGAGCCGGACATGGTGTTGGTCGAAGCGAAAGCGTCGGGTACACCACTCATTGACGAGTTGCGGCTTCGTGGTATTCCTGCCTTGGGCTTCTCGCCAGGCAAAGGACGTGATAAGGTGACGAGAATGCACATGGTTGCGCCTTTGTTTGAAGCTGGCGTAGTATGGGCACCAAGGGACAAAAAGTTTGCTGATGAAGTAATTGAAGAAGTTGTTTCATTTCCTAATGGCGATCATGATGACTTTTGTGATAGCATGACATTAGCATTAATGCGTTTTCGCCAAGGCGGCTTTATTGTGCTGGATGGCGAAGAAGACAAAGAGAATGAATATCGCCGTAAGCGGGAGTATTACTAATGGCCTTGCCACCACTTGTAGATTCTGGAATTTCACTTGAAGACATGGTTCCGAATGAGGCGTCTGTAGATGTCTCAGTACCTCAGCCCGAAGATTTCGCGGGCGGTGCGGAGATTATGGACGACGGTCAGGGCGGTGCAATTATCCAAGCTCTTGCTGAAGCGATGGCGGGGGAGCAGCAGGAACAGCAGATTCCTCACAACGCCAACTTAGCTGAGCTTTTGGATGACGGTTATCTTGGAGAGATGTCTTCGGATCTTCGCGCATCTTACGAAGATGACATGGAGTCTCGTTCTGAGTGGGAACAAACGTACACTCAGGGTTTAGATCAGCTTGGCGTTAAGTACGATGAGCGCACTCAGCCTTTCCAAGGTGCTTCTGGCGTTACGCATCCGTTGATCGCGGAGAGTGTTACGCAGTTTCAAGCGCAGGCATATAAAGAATTGTTACCTTCTGGTGGCCCTGTAAAGACGCAGGTTTTGGGTATGCAGGATGCTGCGAGAGAAGAGCAGGCGTCTAGGGTTAAGGAATTCATGAACTACCAGTTGATGGAAGTTATGGAAGAGTTTGATCCAGACATGGACCAGTTGCTGTTTTATTTACCTTTGTCTGGTTCTACCTTTAAGAAGGTTTACTACGACGAGACGAGACAACGCGCTGTATCAAAGTTTATCCCTGCACAAGATCTAGTTGTACCTTACGCTGCCTCAGACTTAGCGACTGCTTCTCGTGTTACGCATGTACTTCGCATGGATGCAAATGAGATCCGTAAGATGCAAATGGCGGGATTCTATAGAGAAGTAGAGTTAAGCACTTATAACCAAGAGGACGAGGTTCGTCAGAAGGTTGATGAGTTACAGGGTACGTCTCGCACGTATTCGGATGAAATATACACTATTTTGGAGATGCATGTTGACTTAGACCTTGAGGGGTTTGAGGACATGTCCCCTGATGGGGGTCCGACAGGAATTGCGATTCCATACATTGTTACGTTAGACGAGGGTTCGGGGCACGTTTTATCCATTCGTCGTAATTTTGAAGAGGGTACTGGGATTGCTAAGAAGCAGCAGTATTTTGTTCACTACAAGTTTATGCCTGGTTTAGGGTTCTATGGTTTTGGTTTGATCCACATGATTGGTGGATTAGGTCGCGCAGCTACGAGTATTCTTCGCCAGTTGATCGACGCCGGAACCTTGGCAAACCTCCCGGCTGGGTTCAAGGCTCGGGGCGTAAGGGTTCGTAATGATGACGAGCCCTTACAACCTGGAGAATGGCGAGACATTGATGCGCCTGGCGGCAACATACGTGATGCGATTATTCCGTTGCCATACAAAGAGCCGTCAGCCACATTGGCCCAGCTTCTAGGAGCCCTCATAGAGGGCGGCAGACGTTTTGTTTCACTAGCAGACCAACAGACAGGTGACACTAACGCAGCGGCCCCTGTAGGCACTACAGTGGCTATGCTTGAGCGCGGCATGAAAGTTATGTCTGCGATACACAAGCGGTTGCATTACGCTCAGAAGCAAGAATTCCGTGTTCTAGCTCGGATATTTAGAGATAATCTTCCGCAAGAGTATCCTTACGACGTTCAGGGCGGAGATCGGACTATTATGTCCGCGGACTTTGATGGTCGGGTAGATGTAGTTCCGGTAAGTGACCCCAACATATTCTCTATGGCGCAGCGGGTTACGTTGGCTCAGACGCAGTTGCAGTTGGCTCAGTCTAATCCTCAGCTTCATAACTTAAACGCGGCTTATCGTCGGATGTATCAAGCTCTTGAGGTTCAGAACATTGACGAGATATTACCTCCTCCGCCTGAACCGCAGCCATTAGACCCAGCGATTGAGAACGCTCGTGCGTTAATGGGTGAGATCCTGAATACCTTCCCCGAGCAGGACCATGAGATTCATATTCGTTTGCACATGGCGTTTATGAAAACCCCGCTCGTGTCTACATCTCCTCAAGTGATGGGTACTTTCTACTCTCACATTATGGAGCACATTTCTCAGAAAGCTCGTAAGATGGTTAGTGCAGAGATTGAAGACTTAATTTCTCAAGCTCAGTTGGCGGTGCAGAGTGGCGCGATTTCTCAGGACGTGGCGCAAGAACAAGTTATGGAACTTCAGCAAGCGGTTTCAGATCCTGCTCAGATGGAGAAACTTGTTTCCATGCAGATGGAGAAACTCATGGTAGAGGTTCTACCGGGCATGATGCCAGCGGGCGATAGTCCTATGGACGATCCTCTCGTACAGATTCGTATGCAAGAGTTAGCGTTGAAAGAGAAAGACTTACAGCGTAAAACAGAAGATGATCAAGGTGAGATGCTTATGGAGTTGCAGAAGATGCAACAACGTGCTGCGACGGACGCGGCCCGCATTGAAAGCCAAGAGGACATCGCAGATAATCGTAATGAAGTTAACCGTGAGCGCATAGATGTGCAGCGCGAAAAAATGCAGCGGGGGTAACATGCCTCTAAAAGAATGCCTGTTCTAGAGACTATTGCGGCCGCTAACGCTGCGTATTCAATAATTAAGAAGTGCCTTGAGAACGGGCGCGAAGTTAAGGACATGGTGGGCCATGTTGGCAAGTTTCTCAACGCTGAGGACGAGCTTAAGGATGCCGTAAAGCGTAAGAAGAATAATCCCATCTCTGCTATTACTGGCGGGGCCGAAGGGGATTGGGAAGAGTTCCAGGCCCTTGAGAAGTTAAAAGAACAAAGAAAAGAACTAGAGTCTTGGTGTAGATTATACGGCCCGCCCGGCACATGGGACCGCTGGGTTCTTTGGCAGGCGGAAGCGAGGAAGGCTAGAAGAGCCGCGATAAAACAAAAAGAAAAAGAACGCGAAGAGCTTATTGAAACGTTAATGATGTGCTTGGGTTGTTTCTTTGCTGTATCCGGAATGGCCGCAATGGTGTGGGCTCTTGGAAAATACATGGATAAATGGTAATGTTTTTCTTAATGTGGTTTCTGTATTCGAACAACGCCGTGGACGTGTACCAATTGGGGCAGTTCAGGACGGACAAGGCTTGTGAAGCGGCAAAGTCAGAGGCGATGGTTTTAATAACTAACAGTAAGACGAGAATACTTTGTTTTGAGGTTTTAAGAGATGACTGATTTTGAAAAAGCTGACCTTGATAGCAACGGCCACATAGACAAGGCCGAATGGGACAAGCTTGCGTGGGAAGACAAGCGTCGTCAGATGGACGACGAAGATCACAAGCGAGATGCTCAGTTACGTATGACGTGGTTTGCTTTGTCAGGCATGGTACTTTACCCTTTGATTATTCTGACGTGTTCTATTTTAGGATTTGATACTGCGGCAAAGTTAATAACGGATATAGCCTCAATATACATTGTGAGTGTTTCAGGTCTGTGCGCCGCGTACTTTGGTTTTAATGCTATGAACAAAAAAGCATCGTCGCCTGTGCCTACATCGAAAGTGATAGATAAATGATTACATTACTTGGAAGCTTACTGGGCTTTGGGACTTCTTTCCTGCCGGAGATACTAAACTACTTCAGGGCGGGCCAGGACCACAAGCACAACCTTGAGCGCATGTCGCTAGAGATGGACATGATGGCTCGGCGAAATGAGTTGAAGCTGGACATCTTGGACAAGCAGGCTGATATTAAAGAAACAGAGAGCTTATACAAACATGATAGTATGGACGCAGGAGGTTTTATTAACGCACTACGAGGTAGTGTCCGTCCTGTCATCACTTATGTTTTTTTTAGCCTTTTCGTTGCCATCAAGATAACTGCTCTGATGGCTTTAATGGATTCTGGAGCGGACTTCGGCAAGTCTTTGTCTCTGATCTGGGATGATTCAACCAGCGGCTTGTTCGCTGCAATAGTAAGTTTTTGGTTCGGCGGAAGAGCCGTATCCAAATATATGAAGGGGAAACCATGACATATAAACTAGGAAACCGTAGTAATGAGCGGCTAGAGGGCGTGGACCCTAGCATGCAAACTGTTGTTCGCGCAGCAATAGGTCGCTCTGAGCAGGACTTTAGCGTGATCTGTGGGTTAAGAACCCGCAAAGAGCAGGAAGCTCTTGTGGCTAAAGGCGCTAGTCAGACTATGAAGTCTAAACATCTTGGCGGCTTTGCTGTTGATTTGATGGCCTACATTGACGGTGGCCGATGGGAACTCAACCTGTATGATGAGATTGCAGACGCAATGAAGGACGCGGCTAAAGAGCTTGGTATTAAAATTCGATGGGGCGCGGCTTGGCATATAGATAATATTGCTGAATTCGATGGCACTGCTGAAGAAGCTATGAATGAATATATAGACCTTAGAAGGTCACAAGGGCGTAGACCCTTCATAGATGCGCCACACTTTGAACTAATAGATTAGCAGTCAACAAGGAAAATGCAGAATGGATGTTGTCGATTGGGCAAAGTACATGTATAAGAAACTTGAGGAGCGGGAGAAAGACATTTCTGCTGCCCTTGCAAGTGGTGCTGTCAAAGACTGGGAGCAGTATAAAATGTCTGTGGGAGAGATACGGGGACTCTCTTTCGCTCGTGAAGAAATCAAGTCCCTGCTGGAAAGAACCGTAGACGATGTCGAAGACCTTATATCTTCCTGAACACGTTGCGCAGAAAAGAAACAAAGAAAAGGGTGAGGCTAAAGCCGACCCTGATGCTTTGAAAAGCGCATACGTTGACCCTAATGAACGGGTGTTAGATCCGTCCCTCTTAGAAAAACCGCTACTCGATAGACTCCCACAACCGACAGGTTGGCGAGTGTTAGTTATGCCTTACCAAGGCAAAGTTAAAACAGCGAGTGGTTTATACATTCCCGATGAAGTCCGAGAGCGAGAGTCAGTAGCTACTGTTGTAGCCTATGTGATGAAGCTTGGACCCTTGGCTTACAAGGACCCTGACAAGTTCGGGGCCGATAGTGGGCCATGGTGCAAGGAAGGCCAGTGGGTATGCATTGGTCGTTATTCTGGATCACGTTTTAAGATTGATGGTGGGGAGGTTCGCATTATTAACGATGACGAAGTTATCGCCACACTTCTTGAGCCAGATGATGTTAAGCATGTTTAAGGGGATAGAATATGTCTGAAGAATCAAACATTGAAGAACCTGAAATTTTGGTTGAAGAACCTGATCAGGAGTCTGACCAAGAGCCTGACCAAGATCCTAAAGTTGAGGTCGCGGCAGAGTCGGGTAACGAGCTAGACACGTATAGTAAGGGTGTGCAAACGCGCATCAAGAAATTGACGGAGAAATACCGGCAAGAAGAACGTGATAAATCTGAGGCGGTTCGGTTATCGCAGCAGCTACTAGACGAGAACAACAAGTTAAAAACCCGTGTGAAAGCCTTAGATACAGGGTATCTATCTGAGTACGGCTCTCGCTTGCAGTCTCAAACAGATGGTGCGAAGCGAATTTATAAAGAGGCTTACGAGCTTGGCGACACTGACAAGATGCTCGAGGCTCAACAGGCTTTGTCTAACATCGCAGTACAGCAGCAGCAGTACAACACAGCAAAGGCTCGAGCAGAGCAGCAGGCTAAGATGCCTGTTCAGCAACAGCAACAGCAAGCGGCTCCTGCCCCACAACAGCAACAGCAAGCGGCTCCAGTGCCGGATGAAAAAGCTGTTCGGTGGAAAGATAAGAACAAATGGTTTGGCGACGATAAAATCATGACAACCGCCGCCTACACCATACATCAAGGGCTCGTCGAGGAAGAAGGGTTTGACCCGAACACCGATGAGTACTATACTGAGGTTGATAAACGCATGCGAACGGAGTTTCCACATAAATTCCAAGCAGCGAAAAAACCCGGGGGAGGAAGTCAGGTCGCATCTGCTGGCAACTCTGCATCCCGCAGCACTAAAACAGGGCGCAGGTCGGTCAAGCTATCGCATTCACAAGTCGCAATTGCGAAAAAGCTCGGCGTACCTCTTGAAGAATACGCTAAGTTTGTAAAGGATTGATACTATGACTGAAGTAAGAACTCCGCGCAGTAGCGCAACCCGAGATAAAGAAACTCGCAGAAAACCATGGGCACCGCCCAGTCGCCTAGATGCGCCAGAGCCGCGAGCCGGTTACGTGCATCGTTGGATTCGTGTCTCAATGCGTGGTGAGGAAGACAAAATGAATGTCAACACCAAGCTGCGTGAAGGATGGGAACCTGTTCGTAAGGACGAGTATCCAGACTATGAGGCCCCTACTATTGACGATGGTCGATATGAGGGAGTGATCGGACAAGGTGGACTAATGCTGTGCCGAATACCTGTAGAGACGGCCAACGAACGCTCCGAGTATTACGGGCTCCGGACCCGCGAACAAATGGTTGCAGTCGATCAGGACCTAATGAAGGAGCAACATCCTTCGATGCCGATACATAATGATCGGCGGAGTCGTGTATCCTTCGGTGGATCAAAACGAGACACCGAATAACCTTTGAGGTGCTATAATGGCAAATTCTAACGGATCGTTTGGGCTACGCCCAATCGGAATTGTTGGACAGGGTGCGAACACTACTGGGGCAACTCAGTACCGCATTGCGTCTAACAACAATACTAAAATGTATCAGGGTTCTCCCGTGATACCTATAGCTGGTGGTACTATTTCTGAGGCGCAAGCCGCAGCGGGTGGTAACGTCGGTCTTCTCGGCGTGTTCTGGGGCTGCGAGTTTGTTCGCCTATCAGATGGCAAGAAAATCTTTTCTGCAAGCTGGCAAGGTACAGCAGCGGGTGCGGACCCAGTGTTCCCTATTACGGCGTTCGTGTACGACAACCCAATGCAGACGTTCACTATTGCAACGTCGAATGTAGTTGGCGCAAGAAACACAGAAGCTGAAGTTCGAGCCGCTGTTTTCAAAAACATCAACTTTGCAACTGCTACGGCGGGCAACAACACTTCTGGTATCTCTTCGGCTTCTGCTGATTTGAATACTGTTGCTACCACTGCTGCTCACAAGCTGCGGATTATTGGGATTCAAGACGATCCTGACAATGCGGACTTTACCGTTGCAGGTATTTCTTTAATCGTTCGGTTAAATACTTCGTTTAATTCAGCCAATGGCGGAATTACTGCGGGTACTACGAACTCAGCAGGCGTATAGGAGGTCTAAAAAATGGCTATTTCACGCGCACAACTAGCAAAAGAGCTAGAACCCGGCCTCAACGCTTTGTTTGGTATGGAGTACAACAAGTACGAAAACCAACACGCAGAGATCTACACAACAGAATCTTCAGACCGTGCGTTTGAGGAAGAGGTTATGTTGTCCGGATTTGGCGCAGCACCGACTAAATCGGAAGGCGCTGCTATCAACTTTGACGATGCTAACGAAGCATACACTGCTCGTTACAACCACGAAACCGTTGCACTAGCTTTCTCAATTACTGAGGAAGCAATCGAAGACAACTTGTATGACCGCTTAGGTAGTCGTTACACGAAAGCTTTGGCTCGTTCAATGGCCCACTCTAAGCAGGTTAAAGCTGCTTCTGTCTTGAACACTGCGTTCACAGGTGGCGCTACTGCTGGCGGAGACGGTGTTGCACTTTGTGCTACTAATCACCCTCTCACAAATGGTGGGACTTTTGCCAACACTCCAACAGTTGCTGCTGATTTGAATGAAACATCTCTTGAAGATGCTTTGATCAACATCGCAGGATTTGTTGACGAGCGTGGTTTAAAAGTTGCTCTTCGTGGTATGAAGATGATTATCCCTCGTCAGTTGCAATTTATTGCAGAGCGGATTCTTGCTTCTAATCTTCGGTCTGGCACTGCGGATAATGACACTAACGCGATGCGTTCAATGGGGATGTTGCCTAGCGGTTACGCTGTCAACGACTTCCTTACTGATCCGGATGCGTTCTTTGTTATGACAGATGCTCCTCGTGGAATGCTCCACTTTGAGCGTACTCCGTTGTCCACAAACATGGAAGGCGACTTTGATACTGGCAACATGCGATTTAAGGCCCGTGAGCGTTACAGCTTCGGTTTCTCAGATCCACGTTGTGTCTTCGGTAACACAGGCGCGTAACCTACTTAGAACTGTTAAGTCAGGGGCTGCTTCGGTGGCCCCTTTCTTTTTAAAAAAACATGTGTATACTTTTATTATCCCTGACAGTCACATCCCGTGGCTGACTTAACCCAGACAGGAGATCAACATGGGTACTACAACTTTTTCTGGCCCAATAAAGGCCGGTACAATCAAAGATACAACAGGAACAACCTTAGGCTCAAATGTTGCCAACGTAGGTCAAGTTGTAATGTCTCAATCTATTATGATTGACGCGGCAGTCGCCGCTGGAACAACTACCTACGATGTCGGCGTCATTCCAGATAATTCACAGCTACTGGGTGTCACACTAAGAGTGTCTATAGCTAGTAACGCGGGTGGCACAGCGACTGTTTCAGTAGGGGTGTTGAGCAAGACGACTCAATTTCTTATTGCAAATACCAATGTTAAAGCGGCGGGGGAAACTAAAACTTTGGCCGCTGGGTCTTTAGACACAGCAGATCGCTTTAGTGCTGACGGCCAGATCACAGCAACACTTATATCTGCGGGAGCGGCTGCTACTGCGGGTCAAATTACTGTGACTTTCACTTATGTGCAGGCAAACAACTTGCAAGATAAAGCTGCAAACACTTAAAGGAGGGTTCTGTTATGGCAGGCTCAGACATAACCGCCTTCACTCATTTACAAGGTGCGGCGGCGGCTCTTATAGGGCCGTCGAGATCACGTCTTCAAACGGTAAACATATTTGCTACTGCGGCGGGATCTTTTACTTTGACTAACGGAAATGGTGGGGCGACTCTGTTGGTCCAGAAGTTCCCTATAGGAATGAACCAGATTTTCATTCCTGAAAGCGGGATGTTGTTTACTTCTGGGGTTTTTGTTTCTGCGCTTACGGGCACTGGAACAGAACTTACGTTTCTCCTAGTGTAGGAAAAACGCATGGCTAAGATCGACAAGTCAAAGATGAAGTGCAACAAACCTAAACGCCAGATTTCTGGCGGGAAGAAGTCCGTTGTCAAGGCTTGCGATAAAGGCAAAGAAAAGATCATCCGGTTTGGGGATGCTAATATGACGATTAAAAAGTCAGACCCTAAACGACGGAAATCGTTTAGGGCACGTCACGGTTGCGACAAAGGTACTCTGGATAAATTAAAGGCCAAATACTGGTCTTGTAAGGCGTGGTGACAATGAAAGTTGATTTTAACAGCCTAGCGTCACTAGCGACTATTGGTCTTTTAAGTTGGGGAGCACTCCAACTGTATGAACTTAAATCGGACACAGCAGTTATTAGTTATAGAGTAGGTGAAAACAACGATATGATTAAACCTATGTGGCAAGACTTTTTGGTTAGGAGTGCATCACAAAATGAGTATCAGCAGAACATCAATGCCGTTCCAAATATCCAGGCCTCCAGAGGAAAAGATTAATGGCGGAAAAAAAGAAAAAGCTAGACGCTTGCGCCAAAAAGGTAAAGGCGCGGTACAAGGTGTGGCCCAGCGCATACGCAAGCGGAGCGGTAGCCAAGTGCCGAAAAGTGGGGGCCGCAAACTGGGGAAACTCTACTAAGAAGGCTGCTACGGGTGGCATTATTTCCGCCATAGACAAGCCTAAACGCCCTACTAATTACAAGGGCGGTGGAGTTATTGCAGCGGGTTGCGGTCAAGTAGCCGAGCCTAAACGTAAAGTTACAAGGACTTACTGATGGCGAAGAAGAAAAACTCTTTGCAGGAATGGTTTTCTCAGAACGATGGCAAAGGCTGGGTTGACTGTAAAACAGGAAAACCTTGTGGTCGCCAGAAGGGTGAGAAGCGAAAAGGTTATCCAGCATGTAGACCAACTATGTCTCAATGTACGTCTGCGTCTAAAAAGAAGAAGTCTTCTAAGCGCATAAATTGGAAAGCAAACGGTGGATTAGTCAGAATCTTTTAAAGGAGAGATAAGATGAAAATGAAGAACAAAGGTTACAAGGCTGGCGGCAAAGTCAAAGGCATGAAGGCTGGCGGCAAAGTCAAAGGCATGAAGGCTGGCGGCAAAGTTAAAGGCATGAAAGCCGGCGGCAAAGTCAAAGGCATGAAGATGGGTGGCAAGGTTAAAGGCATGAAAGCCGGTGGCAAGGTTAAAGGCATGAAGGCTGGCGGCAAGGTCAAAGGTAATAGGGCTGGGGGCCAGGTTTCAGGCTTGGGCTTTAAGGGAATCTTTTAACGTAGATGTCTTATTTACAGAGCAACATTCCGTACTTTAAGTGTTGGGTTCGTCGGGAGTACACTCATAATCATGAGAAGTATCACGGTGAGTTTTTACATGCGATGGTCATTGCTGTAACAAGTATGCCGAATAGATCGTTAAGTTTTCAGGTGATCTTCACGGGTTGCGAGGCTGAAGACGAGGCTGAAGATACTGTTCATGGCGGTGCGATGTGGGCTCGTATGCCTCTTACGGCTTTGGTTGCGGACATTCCGTTGGCCGAATGGCCCACTCCAATGGCGACACATGACGCTCAACCGTGGGACTGTGCTTCACATCACCATGCGGTGTATGTAATGGATCGAGCTACTCCGTGTCCTTGGATGGCAAAAATTGATGGACAGTTCTTCCCTGCAAAGTATTTGTTTACTGTAGATTATACAGACTCTGAAATAGCGGATGATCCTGCCCAGCATAAACAAAGCCATGTTTTGCAACTGCTAGATGCGGGCGAGTGGACGGGTAACATTGTTGCGCTTCCAAACAACCGTGTGCGTGTAACACACCCTGCTTGGTTTTCGTTAGGTGAGGGCGCCCCAGACTTCAGGCCGTCACAACATATACACTATTCAAAAAGTGATTTAGACTATACACTGGATGTGAATAGAGTTTTTGATAATCTCTATAATGAGGATGATAACGATGGAAACGAAGAAACCGATACCTAGTGGTCCCAAGGGAAAAGGTATTAAAGCTTTAAAGGCAAAAGCTCCGGAAGTTGCTGCTCGTATGGGATACAAATATGGTGGCGCGGTTACAGTGAAGACAAACCAGAAACCACATATGAGTTAATGATATGACAACATCAGGAACAAGAGACTTCAACTTAGACGTTGGAGAGGTGATTGAAGAAGCGTATGAGCGGTGCGGCCTAGAAGTTCGGACGGGCTACGATGCTAAGACTGCTCGCAGGTCTTTAAATATTATGTTTGCAGAATGGGCGAACAGAGGGTTGAATCTCTGGACGGTCAGTAATGCTACCATTGATTTGATTCAGGGTCAGGCAGAGTACACTTTACTTGATGATGTTGTTGACACACTTGATGTTGTCCTTCGCAGGAATAACACAGACTTTGAGGTTCAGAGGATCAGCCGTGGGGACTATGTGACCCTTCCAAACAAAACCACGCAGGGCCGCTCTAGCCAGTATTTTTTAGACAGAACGATTGCGCCCAGGCTTAGTTTGTGGGCAGTTCCTGAGAACTCTACCGACCAGCTTGTGTACTATTACGTTCGACGCATAGAGGACGCGGGAACTTTGGTTAATACTACCGATCTTCCGTTCCGGTTTTATCCTTGTATGGTTGCGGGTCTTTCCTATTACATGGCAATGAAACGTGCGCCAGACCGCATTCAGATGCTAAAGA